TACTGCTGATCCTGTAATGTCACCGTTACCTTTAAGGCTAAAGTTAGATGCAGATATAAAATGATCTGTGGCAGATGCTGATCCTGATATGTAAAATGAAGGAGTACCTAAAAATGTAGGTCCGTGAATAGCATCTGGTGTTATATTAAATCCACCGATAAGTCCTGCTGATGCAGTTATTTCTCCTTCTAGTATTGCTCCTGATGCGTGTAAGTATCCGCTTGAGGATATTGCAAAGTTAGAACCAAAGTGTACGTAGTAAGGGGCAGATGTTTGAGGGTCAAAATGTATATACCATTCGTCTGAAGATAAAGATCCTCCATCAGATCCTGGTGCTTTTGTTTTGTCGTAAAATGAACCTGACTTAAGGTCAATAATCATTCTACTACCTGTTACCTGGCTGTTCGCTATATAAACATCTCCTATTGATCCACCATTAGCTTGGAAGTTAGCAAAAGCTTCACCACCAATTGGCACCTGCAGCGATGTTCCATCTTTTCTCTGTAATAATAGTACGTTAGCACCAAAAGAAGCAGTAAAGAAAAATGATCTAAAATTTGCATCTAGTTCCTCGTGTGTTAGAGGAGCTCCTTTCTCGTCTCTAAAAGTTATAGCCATTCTTAAAATCGTTTATTATAAATACGCTCTTATTATCTTATTAGCCCGTATACATAATAAAAGCTAAAGAGTAAAATGTAGGAACATGGTACGATGTTGTAATATCGTGGTCGTGTCCTGAGCTGTTTCCTGTTTGGTTAGTATTTCCGTTTCTCCAGTATACATATTTATTATCTGTATCACTATCTCCACTTCCTTTGTATTTTGTCGGACCTACATTATCTACTCCGCCTATTGCTCCATTTTGACCTGTTCCTGGGTTGTTGTACTCTATATAGTATGAATCCTTATAGGAGTGGTTGTGTTGTGGCATTTGTGATGTTGTCAAACTATGAGCTTGAGTAGATCCAAAATGATCATGATTAGTATTTCCTCCTGTTGATACAGCACTTCCACTAATAGTAGTAGTTGGTGTTCCTGTTGTATTATTGCTAGCTACTACAAACCTGTTTCTTAAATCTGGAGTTGCTACTCCGTTTTGTGTTTGTCCATTACAAAGTGCCCATCCACTAGGTAGTGATTGAACTGCACCTGACCACATAATAATACCTCCTTGTGGGATTGGTGCTGCATTGACTTGTTGTGTTACATTACCGTTACTCTCTCTTACAAGGTAGTTGTAATTAGTTGCATTTGCTGCATTACCTACTGTGTTTAGGGTTACAGATCCTGATAAGGTTGTTGAACCGCTTACGTTTAAAGTTGCATTAGTTGTAATGGAACCTGTAACTACTGCGTTTCCTCCTATATTAAGTCCGTTAGAACCAGATATACTTCCTACTACAGATAATTGATAGCCAGTTGGTGTAGTTGTTGTACCTATGCCTACATTACCATCTGCTCCAAAATGTGCGATTACTGAATCATATGTTGGTTCTGCACTAGATGTTGGTGTAGCTTTAACAATCGTAAAACCTTCATTTCCTGTTGAGGATTGAACCCCCATTAGAATATGTGCTGATTGTGGTCCTTCTAAAATAATACCTCTAGAATTTCCTTTTAGTAGGTTATTACCTATGTTGTTTTCAATTCTAGTATCTGATGAATCCCAGGTGAATAATTTTGAGCGATACGTATCTTCATGTGTTTTTCCAAATATTATACTACCACTTATTACAGCGTCTCCAAGACTAGTATCTGCTCCTCTTGTAGCAAAAGTTCCGTCTCCTTTAATTCTAAAGGATTCACTACCTCCGGTTTGTATAATTATATCTGCATCGTTTCCTTCGTATAAATTACGAATAGTTAAATCGTGTGTTGTACCTCCATATGCTAAACTAGCTGAGTATTGTCCAGCAGCTATTCTAAGTTCTGAGTCTTTTACTACTAATGCACCGTCTTTGACTTTTAATCTCTCTCCTGTTGCTAGACTTGTATCGTTAATTACTAATCCGCCTTGTGCGCTATCATACTTTAATTCAGTGGCTCCTCCAAACTGGGTGCTATTAGCTTTGAATTGTAATTCTCCATTACTACCTGCTACTTGTGGTGCAGAACCTGTATATGGGTTTAGAGGTATATTTAAAGAGGTACCGGCTTGTACACCGCTTCCTGTAGTGAAAAGACTTAATTGAGATAAGTCTGTAGATAGAGATGCTGAATAGAAGAATGAACTTAAATTAACGTCCATTTCTTCGTATGTCAGTGCTGTACCTTTGTTTGTTCTTAACGTTATTGCCATGGTTACATATCTAATTTAACTAGTATTGTTGTTTCATTATTGTCTGATAAAGGAATTGGTTGTGCCATTTTAGCAACTGCAACTAATTCACTTGCATCATTATATAGTCCTACTGTTGTAAAGTAAGGAGAAAAATAACTTCCTGTAATATTATCTGCTAATAAACCCTGAGAGCCTGTAACGGTTGATGGGTTTTGAGAGAAGTTAAAATCACTTTCTTTTACCTCACAGTGGTAGTTATATGTATAAATAGGATGTGATGCTTGCCAAGTTAAACTACCGCTAAAATAGTTCTGATAGTATCCACCTACTGCAGGATTGGTAATGATTATTAATCCATGTGCATATATTACATTACCGATTATCCTTTGAGGGCTAGATGCTGATAGGATTAAGTTTCCGTTTCCGTCGTCAATTAGTGTTGTTTTCCATTCATCATCTGCATGTATAACAAATTCAGCTTCAGTTTCATTAACATAACTCTCTTCGTTTTCTACATAATCTCCATCTGCTAATACTTCGGATGAACCGTAGAGTGTATCTACTTCTTCATTGTAGCTTTCAGAAATGTAATTACCTCCTGCATCAGATGCTGTAAATATATAGTTAGATCCAGATCCTGCTAAATCCGGTTCAAGTCTTACACTTCCTGGTTTTATATTAGTACCGCATAAGGATTGTGGGATAGATATTACTGTAAATTCTGATTGAGCTAATCTTTGAAATTCAGTATATGAACTCTGTAGGTAGTTTTCATAAGCTGAACCTGATAGTTCATTTACGTTTGAGCTTGGAAGCCCTTTGTCGTCGTACCCAGAATAATATAAGTGGTGAATGCTATTATAAACTAATCTACTGTAATGTTCAAAATCTGTTCCTGGAAGTTGTTTTGTGCTTGTACTAGATAACCAATCACCTGACCCAGAAACACCTAAGTAAGTTTCAACTCCGTACTCATCATGTTGACTTCCGGTAATCGTAAACTGTTTATGTGCTACATAAGTAGTTGTGTAGTGGTCTTGTTTTTTTAGTTTTTTGTAAGCAGCCATTCATTAATAATCAAGTTTGATTCTTATTAGAGCTTCTTTAGTAAAATCCTTTAGTAACGGTCTAGATAGTTTTGCAACTCCTAGTAGGTCGTTATTATCGTTATATAGCCCTACGGATGTTATGTATGCCTGTGGATTATTTACCATTGCATTATGTCTTAGCTCTCCTGATCCTGTAATATTTGATGGATTGTTGGAGTAGTTAAATTCTCCATTTCTTACTCTAACAAACACATAGTTAGAAGATATAGTTTCTTCTGAGTTAAGTTTAAAAGAATTTCCATTGTCTATTAAGTCATGTAGAATGGTGTTATTAGTTCCGTTAACTACTGCAGAGCCTGTTTGTGGTTGTGACCCTACAACTGTTAGGTTACTAATTACTGCTTTTGCATTAAATATTAATAGCCCTACATCTGGTAGGAATTTACCGTATGATGCTATATATCCACCTGCTGAGGAGTATCCTGTACCGCCATCATGAGATGTACCGTTTGATCCAGAAATTATATCGTAAACTCTTCCTGCATCGTTGTAAGTTACTGTGGATGTTAATGTGCTATTGTCAGTTAAAGCAAGTTCTGTACTACCGTCGTTTAATGTTATATTAAAAGTTCCTGGTAGGAATTTTTCTTTGTATCTTGCTCTATCTACAGATACTACCCATATACCCTTGTCTCCTTCTGTCTGGCCTCCGAAATTAAAATCTTTATCTTCATCTCCTAATACTAATGATCTATACTGTCCATATATGGTAGACGATGGAGATTTTCCTGCTACTGCTGAGTTGTATACCGTTGATCCGTTACCGTTTTTTTCTCCATAAGCTATAGAGTACTGAACAGATGCGTCTGGAACTCCAGAAGATGTTTGAAATACATTAAGGTAGTAATCACCGCTTGTTGCAGCTTCTTGTGTTGAAGATGTAAAGAATGCTGACATTTCATATGCCCCTGTACTCCATACTGTTGAGGATATAGAATCAGCACTTACAATTACGTCTTCAGAATCAAATGGTTTAAATGACATATCTTATTAGTTTACTTTAGTTATTGTTATTGGTATAGTAATTCTAGATCCACTATCTCTACCTATAATTGTAATAGTACTCGTTAGTGATGTTCTAGCTGATCCAAATAACGTATTAATTGTTGTTCCTGTTAGGTTAATTGAAGTACCTATTACTGTCTTAGAAACGTTAGTACCTAGTGTAGTGGTTTCATTTAACCTTTCCGCCTCTGATGAGTTGATACCTACTCCTGAAAAGTTAGATAGTAACCTAACGTCTGCTATCATTACTGTGTAGCCGCTAGATTCAAATGCTTGAGATGTACCTAAGAAGTTTAATGTTTGAGGAGTTATAGTTAAAGAAGCTCCCTGCTTTAAAGTAATAGATGCATATCCTGCTTCTAGTATAGGTAGTTTTGCTGTACCTCTAGGTAGAGTGGTAAGCTTATACTTCATTACTTGAGTTTCATCCGGGAATGCTTCTAGTAGTGGCATATTTTCGATAGCTTCACCGTAATAAGCTGATCCGGATGGATGAGTAGTATTGTATAGAGTGTAGTCTATCTCGTCATCTGCTAAAGCAAATTGACTTATTCTAAAGGAGCCATCTCCTCTAGCTAGTAACTCTCTTCCTTTTTTGGTTAAGATTGCGTCAACTGTGACGACTGAATTGTTTAAGTATCCCATTTTCTAACTTTTATATATTATAAATATACGATTATATTGTTTTATACTGTACATGTAGCTGATAAAGATGTAACATATCCGCTATTATTTGTTTTTAATATTGTTCTATTGTCTTTTATCCAGATTTTTTTCTCATTTACTGCTACTAATCTATTACCTTGTAATTTAAACATTCTTGTATCTGTAAATGCTTCAACTACGGTGTTGGTAGGAAAACTGTGAGTAGTTGTTGCCCCATCAAATCGTCTCTGCACTTGAAGTTCTACAGTGGTAAGACTAGTGTAATAAGGAGAATTAGCATTTATAACATGTAGATTATTTAGCACCTGTACTACTTCTGTGTTTCCGTTATTAGGGTCGGTTAAAAGTAAAACTGTTCCTGGTTTTATTTTTATCATCTTATTATTTACTCCTATGTTTACTGTCATATTAAAAGACTGATCGTGTTCATCTACAAGTACATTTGCTACTGAGCCTGATGTGCTTGTAACTTGGTTATTAGAGGTTATTATTCCTAGATTTGATGCTGCTATGGTCGGTGTAGTACCTGTACCTAAAAATAAGAATTGTTCTAGCTCTCTATCATCTAGACTTTGAGAACAAATAAAATTATTATCTTCATCTATCCTATACGTAGTTCCTACTATTGGAGTGGCTGCTACAAATGGTTCAATACCTGAGTAGTCGTCTTCTGTAGTCTTTGTCCCGTTATATCTTGCGTTGATATGCCCTGATGTGGTATAATTTGAATCCTGTACTAATGCTCTAGGTGCGTAAGGGAGCTGTTCGTCGTAGTAAAGTCTAACTGGTAGTAGCCCTGCTACGTCTGGGTTTAGAAATAGATACGATTTAATTGTAATTGGTACCCCGCTGTTGTTTGTAGAACTTAGTACTCTATTTACTTGAGATAACCTAACAAATATATTTGCTCCTAATGATCCACTTGCTATAGAATGTGAGAAAGAACTTGCTTTAGTTATAATATTTGAGTTTATGTAAGATTGATTAGCTAAACTAAATGTAATTAAATTTCCACTGTTAAAGGTGTTTACGTTATCTATTTCTATATTTAGTGAACTTGTAGCTGATAAAGTATATCCGTTCTCATAAAAGTTGTTATCTACTTCTAGTACTGGTTTTTGCACTATTCCTATTGCTTCCTCAATTGTAGATTTATCGACTCTAACTGTAACGTTTCTATCTCCTCTAAAACTCTGTATAGTTGTAGTACTTCCTGATATTAAGTTATTACCTGTTCCGTAACTTTCCTGTATAGTTGTTTTGTTAGCTCTTTCAATTCCATTATCATTAAACTTTAAATCAGTAAAATCTAATTCACCTATTCCGGCTACTGCTGTGTAGTTGGAAGGATGTACAAAACCACCAACTCTATCTACATCAAACTTATCAAAAGAGGTTCTAGGATCTGATGCATTACTTAATAGTGCATTATAATTGTTGTAGAAAAATGGTTGAGTTAAAAAAGGTGAAATTCCGACAATGGAGGATAAACTACTACTTGCCGTAAGAACTGATTGATCTTCGGTATCTAAAAAAAAGTAATTTGGTTTTTCTGATATACTGTCTACTGAAAGTACGTTTTTACCGTCAATACCAGAAGCCACAGAAGCAGTTAGAGCTGCTCTTATAGACTCTGCTTCCTTTAAGGAAATGCTAATATTGTTTCCATCTAAATCTTGATTGGAAACAGTCACTGCTTTTATAAAATCAACGTTATTAATTGTTTGAACTAATACTCTGATCTCTCCTGAATCTGGTTCAGTGTTGGAAAATATTGCTTGACTTACGGGCATTTTTCGTTTTTATATAAATATCACTGATATCATTATTGTTGTATTTCTTCTTTAATGTTATGTGATAGTATCCCATTACTAATATATGTATGTGCTCTTTCTACAGAAATTTCTACTACTGTCCCGTCGGAGTGTTCTTTTATTGAACTAAAAGCTTTTCCTGAAACTGTATCACCTACTTCTAAAAGTTTAACTGCTAGGTATAAAGATTTATTATCTACGTAAACTCTATGGTCTGGTGAGCATATTAAACTACCTCCTTCGAATAGTACTTTTACTTTTGAACTTTCATGTGACTTTACTCTATTAACTCTAGTTAAAGTCCATTCTAATGTAGTTTCATCTTTAGTTCTTATTTCATCACCTACTTTTAAATCTTCAGCATTTACTGTTGTTCCGTCTCCTACCAATATTTGAGTTGTAGGATCTACACAGTTTTGTCCGGCTTGAGTAAAGTTTGAGAAATCTAAAACTTGGTTGTTATAGTTTCTTAGTTGTATAGTTGCTGTACGGCTATTAGTACCTGAATTTGAAGATGCTGAAAATGTAATCGAACTATCGTTACCTGTTCCGCTTGCTCCTGTAATAGTAACCCATGATGGTGCTCCAAATAAGTTCCAGTTCATGTTAGAAGGGTTAACTGTAACTGCAAACGTAGCTGATCCCCCGAAGCGAGCTACTGTGGCAGAGCTTGGAGATAAGGTACCTGAGTTTATAGAGAGGGATACTGTATCTGTTGCGTTAGGGCCTTGATTACCTGCTGAATCTATTAGGTATACTGTTGCTGATATGGTTCCGTTATTCAGACTGTGCATAAAGTTGTATATCGGTATTTCACTAGATGTACTCAGTCCAGAATTATAATTCTTAGTTACAGAGTAAGATCCGCCACCAGTAGATGTTAAATTAAAGTAAATTTGTCCTGATGAGTTAGCAGGTATACTATCTACCTTTAAATAGAATTCACCGTTTGTATTAAGTGTTTGTGATGTAGTATATGTATTAGATGTTTTAAAATCTACGTTATAACCGGTAGGTCCGTTAACTGCTTTGACTGTTGCTGTAAGACTAGCATTTGGTACAGTAGTTGCTACGGTTGCTACTGACCCTGCATTACCAGATGTATCTGTTAGTACTATTTCAAGTATTACGTTACTTCCATCAGCTAAATTAGTAGTGTTTATATTTCCTATAAATGAAGAGGCGTTAGTTATCGTTCCTGTGGATGTTACTGTTGTACCTGGTGTTGATTGTAAATATGCGGTAGCTGTGTATGTGCTTCCTAGTTCTCCGTTTACTATTTCAAAAGGAACTGCTGTATAGTTCGTAGCGTTGATTTGTTTTGGTGACATACCCCACGTAGCAGTATAGCCAGTAGGTGCAGTACTATCATATGCGCTACAATCTTGAACATATGAAACTTTACCTTGTGCTGCTCCGGAACCAGATATCAATAAGGTCTTACCGTATGCTGTTAGTTTCCACCATTTTCCTTGTCCATCAAAAGTGTTTGTAGCGTTAATATCAGAGAAAACAAAGTCTCCGTCTATAGGGAATGCTCCTTCCCCGTTATGATATAATGTGGATGGTGTAGATCCAAAACTACTAGCATCGTAACCACAGGCTGTTTGAGCTCCAGATGCATTATTTGTTGCTGCTCCAGGCCATACATAAAACGTAGTTAATGTGTCTGTGTCTTGTGTAACTACTGTTAGCTTATATCTTAATTGAGGGGGAGTATCTTTCTTAAAGACGTTAAGATTATTTAATTCCCCGTCAGTTATAATTAAGTTACTGCCGCTTAGCTCTCCATTATACATTGGAGATTCATCAGCTATAGGTCTAACTGTTGTTCCCAGTTTTGTTGGAACTATTATTGAGTGTTGTGTGGTAGTTTCTGTTGAACCGGTTCCATATGCTCCTCCATGTGATCCTGTTGTAAAAGCAGTATCAATTTGACCTTCATGTTCTAGTGTACTAATCCCCATAGAAGGAGATTTAATTTTATTACGTTCTAAAAGGTGAGGTTTAATTATAATACCTGTATCGAGAGATGATTTAGCAGGTACAAAATCTTTTATCATTTTAAATAAAACGTTGTCGTAAAATTTTAAGATTCTTACGAAATCTTTCATATGTGTTTTTTCGTGTGAACCTAAAACTAACTCCCTAATTTTAGTAAAGTTTTGAATAGGATCGTATGTGTTATATGAATGTTTATGTAGATCTCTAGGATCACCTATTAGGTCGTCAAATTTAATAGACCCTGTATAATCCTGTATAACTTTGTCTACACTGTCTGTTGGGGAAAATCCAACTTCTACTCTATGTACATCTTGAACTCTTTCAGACGCTTCTTTATGTACTGTGGTAAGCCTAGATAATACGTTACCTACCGATCCTGTTATTGATGAATCTGTTCTAATTTTATATAAAGATCCAGATATTGCATGGTCAGGTCCGATTAGTTTATCTGTACGTATAGAACCTCCAAATTCTTTAATATGTAAAAAGTCAGAGGGTATACCGAAACAGTTTATTAGAGCTCTCAACCCTCTTTCAGTTCCTTTAGCTTTTAAAAGGTAAGGAAGATTGTGGTAAATCCTTTTATATAGTTCACCTTCATAATTAACTCTCGATACTGGTTGAGAGTTAGCTGGTAATCCCAGAGGGGTAATAAAGCTGTTAATTACTTCTGCTGAGCTTCCGCTCGAATAAGTGTCTTGTATTAAATACTTAAATAAGTCGTTGCTTCCTTCTTTAGAGTTATACAACTTTACTCCAAATGAAGTAAGAGCTTCTCTGACCATATCTTTAGATATACCATGCTCTAATCTATTATCATTGTCGTACTTATCAGAAACTGCTTTAGTATACGTCCATAAGTTATCAAAATGATGCGCTATCATATGTACAAATAAAACACCATTTCTATTGGAACTATCTTCTCCAATAAAGGAAGGTATTGTATTAGAAAGCAAGTCGTAATTACTAATATCGTAATTGGAAGCTGTCTCTAAGGAAGAACTAAACCATGTTGTAGCTTCTGTAGAATTAATAGCTAGGTTAGTATACGGCTTACTGGAAGTTAGTTTTGGCCAACTTGTTGAACCGCTTTTAAAGTATAGGTGTTTTTCATAATGATCAAAGTTATTTAAAACCCCCTGTATTAAGTTGTTATATTTATTATTATGAGTTGTCTGAACGCTTGCATCAGAGACATTTACTAAAGCATTTTCATAGGATTCCAGTAAACTTACTTTGTACTTAAAGTTATTAAGTCTCTCAACAGCAGATGAAAAGTGTATGTAGTTTGCTAAGTCTGAGTAATCTATGTTGAGCTCTACGCTTCTATCCTCTAGGTAAGAAAGTACCTCTTTATTTGAATTAGTTGAATCAAAACTAATAAGTTCGTCATAAGTAAGGTACTCTGTTGGTTCAGCTGTGTTATCGCTAACTTCAATATTAAAGTTTGCACTTCTTAATTTAGGCGTTATTAATTCATCTTCGGTAATAGTAACATCTACTCTTACTGCAACTGAGTCGCTTAGTTTTTCAACTAATTGACCTGTTTGTTTTAAGTTGTAGTAATTAGGTAGAGGTTCATATAACTTTAAAGCAACTGTGTATTTACTGGTTTGTTCGTAAATATCTATATTAGTTGCAATTAAAAGGTCATTATTACCTAGATTCAGGTAAACTTCTTCTAAATAGGTTCCTTCATTAAACCTACTTTTTATCTTCTCTGTAGTGTTAATTAAATTATTAACGTTTATGTCTGTAGATGCAAGAAGTATTTCTTTTCTGTCGCTACTTATTTTGTCAATATAAAATCTAGAAGTCGGACCTGATTGGGTATATAGGTCTTTAAGAAAATGAAATACAGCTTTAGTATCAGAATATTCAAATCCTGATTGGGCTGTAAAGTCTGTAGGTTCAAAACTAAGCTGACTTAATCCATTATTATCATCACTAATTTGATCCTTAAAAGGTATTTCTACTTCGTAATTAGAGTATAACAATTCATTAGTCAGGGAGTAAATATGTCCTTCTACGTAATCTACACCCTGAGTAAATTTTTTATTTACTTTATAATTATCAATTAAGGATAAGTCGTTTTCAGATATGACCTCGTTTTCAGGTATACTGTTCAAGCTTTCGTCTAATAAAGTATATTTTATTTCCATCGTATCTTTTAATCTATCCAGACGTATCCTACCTCGTCTTCTCGGTCTTTATTTTTATAGGTAATTAATCTAAACTTTGCATTGTTTTTAAAATTACCGTAAGCTGCACAGGCATCTATTATTTCAGAAGCTTTATAACCTGCTTGCTTGAGCTCTGTTACTAGATAATCTAAAGTTAAATCTCCTAGGTGATCTTTACTTTGAGGTATAAAGTATGAATAGTTTCTAGGCTGTCTTCTGTTTAACCTTTCTGAAAATCTTCTTCTTTCTTCTTTAACATCTGAGTATAACCACCAGTACCTTTTGTCAATGTGTGAATTATTATAACTGCTGATTCTACGACCTGTACGTACCCATATGGTACTAGGTTTCTTTAATGCATATGCTGCATAGTACAAGTTTGTTCTTTTCTTTTTAAATAAACCTACTATTTCATCTACAACTGCTTTATTGTTTGATGTTGATGATTGCGCATTTTCTGCTGCCTTCTCTGCTGCTTCAGTTGCTTTTTTAGCAGCTTCTTCTGCTGCTGCAGTTGCTTGTTCTGTTGCTTGATTAGATAATGCGTTAGCTTGTTCTAAGGTTGCTATGGTTGAGTTAGCAACTCCGAGTTGTGACTTTAATAGTTCCATTTGTTCTGCAGAATCAAAGTCAAGTTGACCTCCACCTGCTAGAGATGTTTCTAGTTCTAATATACGTCTTTTATCATCTAAAAGTTGTACTCTTAGAGAAGCTATTTCGTCTAACAGTGGTTGTATGTTATCTAACTGTGCATCTATTTTATATAGTTCGGAACTTCTTTCTACTAAATATTGATGTGTATTACCTTCTCCTTCTATGGGTATGGTTATATACAGCTTATCATATAATCTAAATAATTCTTCTATAGTATCAGGATCAACAACAGGTTCAAGTTCTTTAAAGTACTTAAACTCCCTGTCTATTACCTCCTGAAATGATTCACGGTTAAAAACAGTTTTTTGTATTTCTACTTTTTTACCCATTTCTTACTACCTTAAAAACTTGATCGTTATCTATTATAGTTGTAGTGCCGTCTATTTCTGTTTTAATTAACAACCTATAGTACCTTTCTGGCTGTATACCATCCATGTATATATCAAAGTAATTAGAGATATTGTCTGCACTTATTTTTGTAAACGTATTATCGTAATTAAATACCATTTCTTCTGTGTTCTCATCTTTTAATCCCCAATAAGAAGCAGTTGGTAGTGTGTAATTTACTGTGTAAGCAGATGATGTGGTAAAGGTTCTTGTTGGATATTTAGGTCTAGCGTGGACTCTAAATCTCTGTTTACCCTCATCTGTATACTTTCCTTTATTGTTTCGTATACTTACCACTACTTCTGGGTCTGTTATTTCTGATAGTGTAGAAGAATGTGTGTAGTCGTCCCATTTTATATCTAGGCTTGGAGGGTAGATTGTATTGGTATCATTACCATAATACTTAAGCCTTATAGATGCTGAAAGATTATTTTCTAGGTTATTAGGTAGTTTAACTATAAACCCGTTGTTGTCTAGACTTTCACTATAATGCATCATCACTCCATTGGTAATGTCCATGTCTATATCAAGATCAGAAGTCTTATTAAAAGACTGTACAGACTCTAAATTACTGCTTGCAGAACCGGTATACCAGCTACCTCCACCTAAAACATCTGATTCAAAAGAAGCTGTTACGTATGTTGCAAAACTCCCCGTTACCCAGTGGTTTGTAGCTCCTGCATTTTTATAGTTCCAGCTTACACCTGATTTGTTTACCGGTGTATCTCCAAACTTACCTGCTCCTTCATCCCAATCTTCAGATACTGGGTAGCAATTTATATTAAAGTCAATTGGTAGTTCATTAGCCATATTTAAGTACAGATGTAAATTTGTCTGTACCGTACCTCCTCCAGCTTTATTATTGACGATATCTTGTATTTCTGCAGTGTCAAACTTAATTAATGTTCTTAGGGTTTGTCCGCCTGCTGATGTATGGTATCCTCCTACTTCAAGAAGCTCATCTCTACCGAGATTTGCTAACTGTTTTTCAGTGTAGATAAAGGAATCTTTTGTACTAAATAGTTTATATATCGCCATCTTATAATGTTGTTATTCTACCTTGTATGTCAGCAGAAGGATTTTTAACTTCAAATATCATTGGATCTAAAGAAGGGAACACTATATTGTTCTTAGTTGCTCCTTCTATATCGTAATCATATTGGCTATAAGTTCCCCCTACTTTTGTTTTTACTTTAATATCCTGCACCGTTTGTACACCTTTTATTTTATCTAATAATGTATAAACTGCGGATAAGTTGATAGGTTGGTTAATAGCCCAATTGTCTATGTTAAAGTGCTCTGTAAGTGCTTGGTTACATCTAATTAAAACATCTCTAGAGTTATAACTTGGTAGTGTTATAATATCATACTTAATACCTACATTAACCACGTACCCATCTTTAATAGTACATCCATCAGTTAATGGTTTAAATTGAGATATGTATGTCTTAATATTCTGTTTAAGTTCTGAAGTTGCTTTTACAAGTTTCCTATCATTGTTGTATGCTAATACATAAATACAAACTCCTAAAGGATTGTATAGATTAGATGTAGCTGAGGGTACTTCTGCATCTGTTGTGACAAATGCTTTTGCAATAGATCCAAATCTAACCGGTAATGTTAAAGCTCTAAAAGCATAATCTTCTCTTGTTACTATTCTACCTTGTTCTTGAAATGATCTAAGAGAATTCTGTCTTATTTCCTCTACCGTGTCTCTATCTTTACCTCCGGTTGCTGGAGCTTGATTTGTAAATTCAATAGAGGTTCTATAAGTATCGTCTGTAGCGTTTGCTGTATATGTTGCACCTGTTATTGTATTTGCTTCTATATTAGAAGCTATACCGCCTCCTGTTATGTACCTAATTGTAAGTGTTGTATTAGATGGTGCATTACCGTATGAATCGGAAAATAGAAAATTAGAAGGATCATAAGCATAATCGGTTCTACTTACTCCTTGGTTTGTTCCTGAGCCAACTAGTGTTGGGTTTGGTAAGAAAGAATTAGACGGTGCAGAAGATGTTCCAGCTCCAAACTGTATGTTCAGTTGACCGGTTGAAGTAAACCTTGTTACAAATCTATTCTTTACCGATTCACTTGCTAACATGTAAGGTACATCTTGTTGATTGTTCCCAACATTTAAAGCTTCTGAAAGAACTAAGTCCTGACCTAAGTATGGTACTTCTGTCCATCTATTACCTTGGCTATCTACTATATCATATATACCTATAATATCTGTATCGTTTATCTCTACGGTAAGGTACTTTTGAGCTGTTCCAACTGTTTCACTACGGGTAATGAGTTTTCCTGATTTAGCTTTTACTGTTTTTCTTAGTTGAAATTCTGCTGGTTCATTATTATTGTCGACTGAGTAGATGCTCACTTCTGTTGGATCATACGAACTTGAAAAAGAGAAGTCTGTTGGTGTATCTATAAAGAAGTCCTGTTCTCCTGCGCTAACCACTATAACGGCACCTTTTGATGGATCTGCTTCAAAACTAAAAGCTTGTTTAAAGTCTGGTTCATATGTAGATCCTGATGCGGCTATAATTTGAGTTACATCTATATCGACTGTTGAGGAAGTACTAACTCTAGGTTTATATCCCATCATATAAGCCATTGAATGAAGGTTACCTGGGTCTTGGGCGTACTGTAGGAATGTTTCTTGTATTTGACTGTCTTGATAGAAGGATAATATGTCTCCTACATAAGCTGCCATTTCAATAAACATCATCCCAGGTGATGTAGGTGAAAAATCATTATACGAATCAGGAAAGTAGTTTTTTGCTAACTCTACAAGTTGACCTTTCATAGAAGAAAAGTCTTTATCGGTATATTTAATGTTAATGTCTTTAGCCATTTTTATTCAAAATTTATTGTTACTTCATCTTCTACCTGAGTGTCTTTAATTTTAAAGTTAATACTTAACGATATTAAATTACTATCTGGTAATGGAGTTATACTTAGTTGCACTATAGCAAGATTAGGGAAATAGTTTCTAAGCTCAGAAGCAACTTTAACTTCTAAAGAACTTGTATTCTCTCTATTAACATTTGTAAATAGTTCATCTCTAATACCTGATCCAAACGTTGGATTCATATACCTTTCTCCTTTTCCGGTTAAAAGGTAATTTACAATATTAGACTTTATAGCTTCTTTCGTTTCAAAAGTAGAATTAAACACTGCTTTGCCGGAAAATGGCAGAGATACTCCAACTGCTTTTCTAGGCTGTCGGTCTATAGGGTTAATTCTTTTTGCGTCAAATGCCATACTATTCTATTCCTGCTTTTTGTTTATCTTTTTCGTTAGAAGCTTTTAATACTGCTCCTGCTTTCTTTACAAAATCTAATTGAGATATATCTATTCCTCCTCCTGCACCGATGTTCATCTGGTTAGCTATCGAATTTGCTACATTCTGTCTTGGAGTACCGTTTACTTGAGGTACGCCTCCTATTGCATTATTTGCGTTTCCAGAAAATATAGTTTTATATTCTTCGTTTGTCATGTTGTTTCTAGTCATCTGTAGCATTTCATCTAAAGATGTTTTACCCATCACCGGATTGGTTGGTGAAGGCTTTTGAGTTTCTACCTGAATAGTCTTAGTAGGTGTTGCCAATGTGTTTGGCGCACTTGCTGCTTTTACTGCTTCGTTCATTACTTCTTGTAACTCTTCCTTCACAGCTGATCTGACTTCTTCACGTATAATTTTTCGTAATTGATCTAGTTTCATATTAATAAATAGTTAGTTTATGGAAGTTGATTGTTAATTCTGAATTTTATTTCGTCTATTAGTACTTTTGTTGAAGAACTGAAAGAGGATGGTCCTCTCATAAGTACAACTCCGGTAGCGCTTTCAACTTGTGCGTACCTTCTTTTTGCTACACTTAATGATGTTTCTTCGTCATCTTTTATTACTATCGTATAGTCTTTATAGAAGTACCTAAGGGTACCGTCTAAGTCTGTAGTACTTGTTCCTAGTAGACCTGCGTTAGAGGGTAAATTGTCGATTGAATCAAGCAACCTCTTCTTTTCATCTTCAGGTAAAGCATCTACACAGGAGAATAGTTTAATATCTATACTCTCTAGTTTTTGTTTTATTGGTTCAAGCCCATCAAAGCTAATACTTGTTAAATCTTTAATAGCTTGTTGATCTTTAGCTAGCAAATCTACTATTTGACATGCTAAGTTTAATAGTTGTGCGAACCTATTTTGAGCACCTACTGATATAGAAAAGATAACACCTCCAGCTGGACCTGGTGGTATACCTATGGTACCCGGTAGGGACATTAACTCCAATACTAGTACGGTTGCTTTTCCTGCTTTAATAGGAGGATCTAATATATCTGCAAACTTCTTTATAGGTTCTATTTTCTTTTCTAACCCGTTTAACATATTAACTAAACTATCTCTTAAAGCTAGTAGTTTTTCTATTTCTTCAACAGGAGGACATACCTGTCCCATTAGACGTTCTATTATCTTATTTACCTCTTCATAAATTTTAGCTATAATAAAAGCTTCTAGTTTTGCTAAATACTTAGCTATAAAGAGGGCGAGATTCGATGGAGGTATACTACATGGCATTATTCTACGAAAGTTTTATTAGATTTTAATGTACTTTTACCTTTAGGGTTGAGTTGTCTTTTGAGTTGATTTATAACTATTTCTGCTGATGCTCCTCTCAGGTTTATTGTTGGTATAGGTTCTCCTTTAATAGTCTTAGCTTTACCCATAGCTTTAGATAAGGCTATCAATTGATCTAATACATCTTGTAAGAATGCTTCCATTCTATGTCCTAGTACAACAGGTTGTTTGTTAGCACCTGAATTTGCTCTAGCTTGTCTACCTAAATAAATCTTATCTGCATCAAAGCACATATAATCATCGGCGTCTATGTGAGCTGATTTAGAGTTTAAACCTATAGATTCAGCACTTGATATAAGTATGTCACTTTTCTTAGCATTTAAAGTGAGTCTGTCTGAGTTAAGTAGTAGTTGAGAGCCTTGATAATTTATCGGGTTGTCTGGTTTTTCATCGTATGTATCTCTCTTATTACTAGCTAAGGTAAGAGGTATCATATGGTTAGAGGTTAAGTATATAGAAGTAGCATCTTCATTTATGTCTTCCATAATACTAGTAAAGCCTCCTTCGACTTCTCTTTGTCCGTTCCTCAGTACTGTTATAGGTTTATTTTTATTTGTATCGTCAGTCCAGGTACTCTTTTCTGATAATCCGCCTGAGAATCGTAGTGATTGTCCTAGTCTACCTTCTATTATATGGTCACCAGGAAGCGGTTGTAGGGGTGCTAAGCTGCTTTGTTCATCTATACCTTCACCTATGTTCACTCCTTTGCTTCCTGTAGTAGGAGGTAGAGCATTATGATGGGTGTGGTTATAAATAGAAACTACTGTTTGGTAGTATACCTTACCTCTTGATGACTGGTTTTCTACGTTAAAGCTTGGACCTATCGTTAGAATTACCACTTCATTCTTTAGTGGATAAAGGTTACTATTTCTACGAAGAGGTACAGCTATTCCTGCATACTCTTCTTCATCTACCTCTTCACTTGATGACCCCCTAACTCCTAATGTAGTGTATTTTATTAAACCTATACTGTCACTATACCCGTATTTAGCATACTCTGGATGTTTATCATCTAGAATAATATCTACAACTCTACCAATAAACTCTTCGTTAGTATCGGTATTTATTGAAGTCGTAGATGTTCTACGTTTTATACTACTGTGGTTTAGGCTCATTCTTCTTTATCTTCTTCGGATATGTTCTTAACTTCTTCCTGTACGTTCTCGCTTTCTTCTAATAAGTCTTGTAATGATTCAAAATCAAATATTTCAGATCCATCTCCTTTAGCTTGTATAGCTTCTATTCTCTGGATTACTGTTGCTAGTTTAATTAAGTGTTCATCATTCTTAACTCCTATTTCCATATACTCTTTAATCATAGGAACAATAAGAGTAGCGTCTCCTATGTTCTCTATCAGAGGCTTTAACTCACCGATCAATGCTTTTACCTGTGTTTTGGTCTCTCTTGAATTGTCATATATTTCACCAAATAGGTCAGATAGTGATTTACCTTTAAATATTTCTTTACTACTGTCCATAATAAGTCTTTACTTATAAATAGATTTAAAGTACTTTTGTACGAATCATTCCCACTTTATTATAGGTATCATGTAAAAGGTAGAATTCTTCTTTAAGTTTATTTACAACTTTAGTTAAGTGAGGCGTCTCACAATCTGTCATCTCCCTAATATAAATGTACAGTGCTTTCTTTTTAAATATATCTAAATCCTGTCTTGTCTTAAATATAGTAAGTATTGCATCTGCGATACGTTTTTCATTATCTTTTGGAAATAACTCATCTAGATCTTCATATGTGTTTTCAACATATATATCTAAGAACTGACCTAATGTAATAGCATGTTCTTCGTCAACTTGCATCTTGGTTTCATACCCGTCATACATTTCGTCAAAGGTACCTATCTTTTTAAGGTTCTTGTAGTTTTTATTGTTGTAGTTGATTAACCACCTTTTTACTATAGTTCCGAAGTAAGAGTAAGCTTTGGCTCCGTTAGTAGGGTCAAACTTCATTATCTTTTCTTCTAATAACATAGAAACAATTTCATGCTTCAAGTCTTCTATCTTATCCACATCTGTGTAATAGAACTTAAAAGTATGTATAATGTTCTCTGCTAACTTGTAAAATGGGTAATATATATGCTCTGTAAAGATGGAGTTCCTATATCGGTTATCTTCTGAGGTGTTATATCTTACTATGTATTCTTCGGTTTCTTTTGTAAAGTAATTAGCTTTGCTTTTCTTTCTTGCCATAATTTTGAGGGAGCATATATCGGTTTAGCTCTTTTTGCACATTTTGCATTTGTTTAAAAAAATAACCGACCTCATCATCTGACTTGAAAACCCCACGTTCATCGAGTTTGTTAAGGTGCTTTTGTGATTTACCTATTAAATCTGATATATTCTGTAAATATTTTGTTTGATCTACAGCAATATCTTCGTATTTCTCTAATTTTACTAATAGGTTTCTAATAATATAAGAAAAAATAAGCGTGGTAGCAACTATAATTGTAACTATTATATAAAAAGTTGTAGGATTGATGTTCATTTTAAATATTTTTAAGTAAATTAGAGAGTCCTGCTGAGGAGTTTACTCTTTTACCTGTTGATGAATTAGTTTTCTTAGTTTTAGGTTGTGAATTACCTCCTTTATTCTTCCACATATCGTATTCTACCTTAGAAGCTAAGAAGTCTGCTGTATGTAATACTGATATTAAAGCTGTTTTCTGTCTAGATGATTCAACATGACTAAAGAAATACGCTTCATTAGCTTTATCAAATACTCCATCATGACATCTAATACCTAAAAACTCTTTCTGATCTACTTTTATTCCAAACTTCTGTAAAATATATAAAGATCTATCTGGGATAAGCATAAAATCTAGATCTGGATTAAAAGTATACATTTCTGATAGCTTATCTTGTCTCCATTTATCAGTCTGAGGTATATAATTTGGTTTATCTCCGTCTCCTATTTTACCTAAATCATGAAATAGTGCAGAAAATACTAATTGTTCTTCCGAATAATCTACTGTTCCACCCATTTTTATGTATAATCTATGTTGTTCTACCGCATATTGTACGACTCTATTAACATGATCTACATAACCTCCGGGAAAAGCATTATGATACCAAGTCTTTCCACTAGCAGGAGCCATCATATAAGTTTCTTGCATATGGTGAAGCATAGATTTAATACCATCGGTCCTATCACCAATGTAAGTATCTACTATTTTAAGGTGTTTTTCGTAGTTTTTTGATATTTGTTCTGCATTTAACATAGATAACCGTTTTAAATTATTATTATTATTTATTTTAGTATATAAATTATTATATTATTTTTATATTATATTTAATTATATATATTTTTTATTATATCTTATTAACTTTATTATATAACATATATTAAGATATTAAATCTAAGGCAGACTTCCAACTGTTTTAATGAAAAAGTTTCTTTTTTTCCGAATTTCTCCATTTAGCATCGGTTTTATAAGGAGAATAGTAAATTTTAACGTCTGAATCCGATCTATATTTAACAAAATGTATTATTTTATCGCTTTCGAACTCATAATCAACAAAATACCACCTTCCTTCGTTTCCTTTAGCATCAAACTGGTATGTAGCTTTAAATACTATTAAGTCGGCATCTGTTCTATGTTTAGTAACAAATACCTTTACATCCGCTTCAACCCTCTGCTCAGTAATGAAAATAGATTGGGCTTGTAGGGGAAAGGTGAGGGTGAGTAAAATACCGTAGGCCGCCGCGCGAAACGCGCGCAAGTTGCCGCGAAGATTTATATCTAACATGTTCCGA